GAAGGCTAGGCTGGCCCATGAAGTTGCTACAATGGCTCAGAGACACGCTCAGGAGCTTGCTAAGGCACAGCTAGAGGTTAACAAAGTAGAAGCAGCACATAAGTCTTTGTTTGTCTCTGGTTGGAGACCTGCTGTTGGCTGGTGTTGTGTCTTAGGAATGACTGGTAACTTTATGGTTATACCTTTTACCAACTTTGTACTAGCTCTGTTGGCTATTGAAGTCACTATACCACTGATTGACCTAGAGACTATGATGCCTGTACTGATGGGTATGCTTGGTCTTGGCGCTATGCGCTCTTATGAAAAAACCAAGGGCGTGTCGAGGGAAAAGTAAATGGCATATTATGTAGGTACACAAGAGTTTCCTTCTTTATACGAAGCAATGGATTATGCACAATCAGTAAACGGCACTGTTACTTCAGAGCCTGTTAACACTGATGGTGGTATGTTAACAAGTGAAGAGACCACAACGCCTACATATACGGATGAAGAGCTTCAAGCGGCCTTAGCGGGAAACCCAGACGGCCCTCTTAACTGGTTCCCTAGCGCAGGCCGTGGAACTTACTCTACAGGCGAGCGTGAATACTTTTTTCCTAAAGAATCAAGAGACCTAAACAGCGGAGAGTCACGAGAAGTCTACGACATTGATGGTTATAGTATTCAAGTAGCTGTAGGCGAGCAAGGGTTGCGAGATCAATACGCTTCTAAACCTGAATATGCCCAATTATTTGGTAGTGCTGACAAATTTGTTGAGTACATGAACGAGGTACACGACGCTTACGACGACGGGTCTATACGTCCGTGGTTTGCACATTTAAGTTTTGACGAATGGGGCAAACAACGGTACGGTTTAGCATGGAATTTAGCGACGCTTAACAACACATATCCTGAGGGCGCTCGTGCTAAATACGCCGAAGAAATTGGAAGTTCTTATTGGTCCCCAGAGACTGCTAAGGAGCAATGGCTAAAGCAGATTGCAAACCCAAAGTATCAAGCCCTTACTGAAAAGTACGGACTCAACGATGTTGTTAAAAACAAAAGTGGAGATGTTTTTGCTTGGAATGGCGGCTACCCAATAGAAATTTTTGAGGTAGACGACAGTTTCAAAGCCGGTGACTTTTTAAAGATTGCCGCATCTATCGGTTTAGGGGCATGGGCGGGTCCTTTAATTTCAAGTGCTTTAACAGGTGCTGGCGTTGGAACTACAGCCTCTACTCTTATTACAGCGGGTCTTAATAGCGCCGCCACACAGCTCATCACTACAGGAGAAATTAACCCCTCTTCTTTGTTGCAGTCTATTGCTACAGCAGGTCTTTCTTCAGCGCTTACTGACTACTTAGGCCCTACGTTAGCAGAAAACTTCCCAGACTTAGCTGAGATGGTGACCACAGGAAACGAAGCGGTAGACAGTGTATTGCAAACAATGGCTTTGGATGTTGCAAGGCAGGGCATTCTTGACGGTGAAATTGATTTACAACAAACATTACAATCCGGCCTGTTTACAGCCGCTACTGAATTTTTAGAATGGGTACAAGACAACAGTGCTATTAGCGCAGAAGAACAAGCTGCATGGGAAGCTCGTATACAAGCGCAAACAGACGCACAACACCAAGAACTATTCAACGTAATTGAAACACAGTTTGGGGAAGGCGCCCTTACAGATGCTCTAAACGCCATGGATGCTGATTTAGCTATGAGGGCCTCTCAAACACTTGCTGATATGTTCGCCGCTAATGACGTCTCACAAGACGATAGCGGGAACTGGACACAAGAAGAAGTAGTAGACGTTGATCCTGACACCACAACAGGCGACACTACAGTCGATGAAGGGCCTATGGCTCAAATTGACAATCCTTTTGAAGGCGACGAGTTGATTAACGGTGTTTATTACAACGAAGCAGGCCATCCAGTAGGTATTTCTCCTGACGCAACCCCTGAGCAAATACTAGAGCAATTTGTCAATGACAAGAACGCTTGGACAACAGCGGCTGGTGTATCAGCTCACGGCCTTCCTGATGAAGCGGTTGCAATTCTTATGGGTGACGGAAGTCTTCAAGACTTAAGTGATTTTCTTGTTGACAACAATTTAATATTAGCTCAAGAAGCTACTGGCGGATACATTTTAATATCTGGATCAGAATCTACTACGGGTTTCCATACAAGTCTTAATCAGGATGCTTTGCTGGACCTTGAAGTTTCTAACGAAGCGTTTTTACCTCCTCCTACATCTACAGATCCTGCTTTAGATCCTATGGACACAAGCGATGTTTCTGAGGATGTTAGAGACATTTTAACAAACGTAGAGCAAGAGCCTCCCATTTTAGAGTATGAAATGGACGTAGACCCTACGACCGTAGAGGCTGACCCTGTAGACACTACAGACCCTGTAGACACTACAGACCCTGTAGACACTACAGACCCTGTAGACATTACAGATCAAACAGATTCTACGGATGCTGGCGGTTCTGCTGATCCAACAGGAGACACAAGCGTAATTGATCAACTAACTGCAGCAATTGAAGCCGCTAGAAACGCAGGAAACAACCAACTTGCTAATGCGTTGCAACAAGAATTAAATACGTATTTAGAAGAATCAGACCCCAATGAAAGCACTGTAGATGACCCTGATTCTGATTTAGGGGACACAACAACTAGTCAAACAGAAGAAAACCCTCCCGGCATTACTGAAGAAATGTTTAGTGATGTCGTAGAGCAAATTAGAGCAGATAATGAGGTAACTACAGAAGAAATTATAAGTGCTATAAATGCCCTTGGTGTTGCTGACTTACCAACTCTAGCTCAAATACAAGAGGCGTTCCCTGAGCTTAATGATGTGTCTCTTGAGCAGATTAGCGACACTGTTTCTACTTTGTTGTCTGAAGCAGGCTTGTTAACTACTGAAGATTTTAATACCGCTATGGCTGGTGTTTTGACTCCAGAGCAACTTGCTACTGCTTTGGCTGATTTGCCTTACGGGACTCTTGAAGATTTTGTTGAGGCACTAGGAAACGCTGGTTTTGCAACTCCAGCAGACATTGCTTCTGCTTTATCTGAGTCTGGTTTAGCAACACCAGAAGACATTGCTACTGCTTTGTCAGAGTCTGGTCTTGCTACTCTAGAAGAAATAGTTGAAGCCTTTACAACGTCTGGATTAGCTACTTCAGAAGATATTGCAGGACTAGCAAGGGCGCTTTCACAGTCAGGTTTTGCTACGCCTCAGGATATTGCTGACGCGCTAGATGCGGCTGGTTTAGCAACACCTCAAGACATTGTTGACGCAATAGCAGAAGCAGGTTTAGCAACCCCAGAAGACGTAGCTAACGCACTGGCAGAATTTAACTTCAGTGATGCTCAACTAGAACAAATTGTTAATGCTCTTCCAGAGGGTTTAACTAGGGGCGACTTAACAGAGGCTCTAGAAGGCGTTGTAGTTGGAGAAGACTTAGACGCGGCGGTTACAACAATTACTGACGCTATTGGCGCTCTTGACATAGCCAGCGCACAAGACGTTAGGGACGCTCTATCAGAATTTAACTTTACCGAAGCCCAACTACAGCAAATTATTGACGCACTCCCAGAAGGTTTAAGTACGTCTGATTTGTCTGATGCTTTGTCAGATGTAGTTATAGGAGAAGATTTAGACACTGCTGTAACCACCATTACTGATGCCATAAGTGGTTTAGACATAGCTAGTGCACAGGACGTTAGGGATGCGTTAGCAGAGTTTAACTTTAGTGACGAACAGCTTGCCCAGATAATTAACGCTCTTCCTGAAAACTTAACTGTTGAAGACTTAGGAACAGCGCTAGAAGGTATTGTAGTAGGCGAAGATTTAGACACCGCTGTAACTACTATTACTGACGCTATCGGCAATTTGGCAGTTGCTAGTCCAGATGATATTCGTGACATTTTAGCAAATTACGGATTTACTGAAGAACAACTTGAGCAAATTGCAGGGGCTATTACTATACCGGCTTCCGCAACTATTGCTGATGTCCAAGAAATTGTTGATGGTATTCCTGCAGGTTTAACAGCTGAAGAAGTAGCCACAGAATTAAATAGCCAGTTTGAAGGCATTACTGAAGATATTGCAGGAGTTCAGACTGGAATTGACGAGTTGGCTGAACAGTTAGGTCTGTCTACAGAAGGTTTGCTTACTGCTATTGCCGGACTAGGTACTACCACAGGGGAAGACCTTACTGACCTACAGACAAACATTCTTGAAGGTTTAGAAAGTCTTTCTGACGATTTAGGCGTAGACATTAGTGACGTAGTTACTTCTGTTACTGATCTTGAATCCGGTGTTGCTGAAGGCATCGAAGGTTTAGGCGAGCAACTTACGGGTGTCGAAGAAGCAGTAGGCGGAGTAACTACAGCAGTAACCCAAGGCGTAGAAGACCTAGCAGAGGCTTTAGGCGTACAGACAGACGATATTACGTCCGCCATTGTTACTTTAGGTTCGGGCCTTGGTGGAGAGCTTACTGAGTTAGAAACCAATGTTCTTCTGGGCTTGACAAATCTTGCAGACTCTTTTGGAACCGACGTTGGAACAGTAGTAGATTCAATTACTGGTCTTGGTACAGGCTTGGGTGAAAACATCCAAGGTTTGTCTGATACTTTAGTAGAGCAACTAGGGGCAGGCTTTGGTGGTATAGGCGGTCAACTAGAGGCGGGCTTTGGACAACTTGGACAACAACTTGGGTTAGCGACACTGGGCTTGTTTGGTCTTGGGGCTAAACAACCAACAGCACAGGAAATTGCTGCTGCACAGGACAAGTTTGAGTTTAGGCCTTTTGAAGAGCAAATGAAGCCAAGACAAGTACAACAAGTTGTTCAATCAAGGCCCGTACAACAACAACCAACTGCACTACAACAGATAAACCAATTTATTGACAGACAAACAACAACACCAAAAACACAACCAATAAATCAAGGCATGTTTACCGGCGATCCAGATAGGAAATTAGCATGACATATTTAAACCTAATGAACAGTGTACTACGTCGGTTGCGTGAAGAAGAGACCACGTCAGTCACAAGTACAACCTATAACAAAATGGTTGGTGACTTTATTAACGACGCTAAGAAGTTAGTAGAAGAAGCAACAGACTGGTCTGCTTTACGTGAAACTATTGTTGTAACTACTTCTGCTTCCGACAACAGTTACTCACTGACAGGCAGCAGTGACAACGTAAAAGTCATGTCAGTAATAAACGATACTCAAAATTGTTTCATGGAGTACCAAACTAAAAACTGGTTTAACGACGCGTTGTATATTTCTAATGCAGTAGAAGGTGCGCCTAAGTACTACACGTACAACGGTTTGGACTCTAGTGGTGACACAGAGGTTTTAGTAGGCCCAACACCAGACGGTGTGTACAGCTTGCGGTTTGACGTAATTAAGCGACAGGCTGACTTGAGTGCTAACACCGACACACTGCTAGTGCCTTCACAACCTGTGATACACCTAGCTGTGGCTTTGTTAGCTCGTGAACGTGGAGAAACAGGCGGAACTTCTACTGCTGAATACTTCAGCATTGCTGATAAGTATTTATCTGACGCTATTGCTATAGACGCAGCAAAGCATCCTGAGGAAATGTACTTTAGGACTATTTGATATGGCTCAAGAATTAAAGAGTATCAATCTTGTAGCACCGGCCTTCAAAGGTATTAACACCGAAGATTCGCCGTTGGCTCAAGACCCGTCGTTTGCTGAAATAGCAGACAACGCTGTGATTGACAAACGTGGCCGTATTGCTGCACGTAAGGGTCATAATGTTATTACAACTAACAAGACAGCGTTAGGCTCTAGTACAATCAGGGCTATAAAAGAGTTTGATAGAAGTAGTGGCAGCAACGTAGTTTTGTCTGTAGGTAACAATAAGATATTCACAGGCACGACTACACTTACTGACGCAACACCCGGTAGTTACACGGTTACAGCAGACAATTGGAAGATTGTCAACTTTAACGACAAGGCGTACTTGTTCCAAGCTTCTCATGAACCTTTGGTGTACGACGGGACGTCTGTAGTGCGTTTAGACTCAGTAGCGGGTGCTGCCGGTGTTGTACAAGGTAACGAAGTTTTATCAGCCTATGGTCGTCTCTGGGTAACAGGTGTTAGTGGAAGTCCTTCTATTGTTTACTGGTCTGACCTACTTATTGGCCATGACTACTCAGGCGGCACTAGCGGGTCTATTGATGTGTCAAAAGTATGGCCTGACGGCTATGACGAAATTGTTGCTTTGGCTGCACACAACGGTCTGTTGATTATCTTTGGTAAGCACAGCATTGTTGTGTACCAAGGAGCAGAAGCACCAGCAACAATGACACTGGCTGACACTGTAGCAGGCGTTGGTTGCGTAGATAGAGACACTGTACAGTACACTGGTACTGACGTGTTGTTCCTATCACACACTGGTCTGAAGAGCTTTAGTAGAGCAATTCAAGAAAAGTCAATGCCTATTAGTAGTTTGTCTGGAAACATTACGAAGGACATCATTAATGCGTTACAAACAGAAAACACGTTCTTTAGATCTGCTTACAGTCCTGAAGAAGGTTTCTACTTATTAACCTTTGTAGGTCAAGACAACACCTACTGCTTCGACGTTAGAGGCACGACAGAGAATGGCTCGTATCGTGTTACTCGTTGGCCTTCTACAGGCTTTAGTTGTTATGCACGATTAGACAACGGTGATTTTTATATAGGCACATCTGAAGGCATTAGTCAGTACACAGGTTATCAGGACAACGGTTTAGGCTACCGGTTTAAATACTACAGCCCAAGTTTGACCTTTGGTGACAGTTCCAGAATCAAAATCTTGAAGAAGCTAAAGCCTACACTTGTTGGTGCAAACAACGCAACAGTATTTATGAAGTGGGCGTATGATTTTGAAGGTACGTACGCAACAGCAGAGTTTACGGTGGGGGACCAGATTACTGGTTTCTTCAACGAAAGCGAGTACACAACTGTGGAATTTACAGGTGGTGCTTTGACTAACCAAAGAAGTTTAAATGCAACAGGATATGGAACAAGTGTTGTTGTGGGCTTAGAAGCAGAAATAGACGGCTCACAACTATCACTACAGGAGATTAACGTAATGGCCTTAATAGGAAAGCTGCTTTAACTAGGAGAAAACAATGAGCCTTTTAGATTATTTACTACAACCAGAGGTTGCCGTACCGGGATTTCTTGGTGGGCTTCTGACAAAAGAAGAGTACGACCGGTTGTCTGATATAGGCGAAGAAGCCCTAGTTGGCACAACTGTTCGTGGCCGGGAAGTTCCGGGAGCTTTAGACATTGCTCAAATGGGTCTAGAGCAAACCCAGTTCAGGCCATTTACAGTAACCACTGCTACTGGCGGACAATTCGGCACCCAGATTGATCCTACTACTGGTCAATTCACAACAACTTTGGGTTTGTCTCCTCAGGAACAAATGATGCAACAACAGTTGTTCGGAGGTGCTGGGCAGTTCTTTGAGCAAGCACAGGCCCCTACTGTTGGACGAGAGCAAGAAATTTTTGAACGTATTCGAGCCGTTCAGACTCCTGAAGAACAACGACAGCGTAGAGCATTAGAGGAGCGTTTAGCAGCACAAGGACGGCTTGGTGTACGCACAGCGCAATTTGGAGGTACTCCAGAACAACTAGCGTTGGCTAAGGCTCAGGAAGAAGCACAGAACACAGCCGCTGTACAAGCTATGCAACAGGCTCAAGCAGAGCAGATGCAGCAGGCTCAACTGGGTCAACAGATGTTGGGCGCTAGTTACCTACCTCAGGCACAACTACTTGCTGCTACTCAACCGTCTCAACAACTGGCGTCACAACAGGCAGCACTTCAGCAGTACGGCGCTGGCCTCTTTGGTGAAACAGCTATGTCTGGCCTTGAGGCACGTTTGTTGCAAGAGAGAGCCAGAGCTAACCTTTTGGGTCAAGTAGGTGGCCGTATGTTGGACAAGGCGTTTACTGTTCCTCAAGGCGGTGGCTCAGGTGGAAGCATAGGCGGCGGTGCGGGAGGTTTGTTTGACTTTTTAGGAATAACAGATCAAAACAATGACGGCACTTGGTGGTCAAGGTTGTTTGGAGGTTAAATAATGGCTAAGTTTTCACAAGAATTTTTAAGACAAATGGCAAGCCCCATGGGTTCTGTCCAAGGTGGACTGTTGTCTGCTGTTGGTGGTGCAGCAACACTACCACAACAGCTTAGAGAGCGAGAAAAAGCTAAAGCAATGCAGGCAGAAATGGCAAAGTACACGCCCGGAAGTCCTGAATACATGGCGGCATTAGCTAAGTCTCAGGTTGGAAAAGGTATGTTTACTGAGGCTGGTGCTACTGGTGCTGCTGCCATTGAAGCGCAAAAAGCTTTAGATACGGCTGCTGAAGAAAAAGAAAGAAAAGGCCGTTTAATGGGTCAGGCTTTACAAAAGGCGGCTAGGTCTGATGACCCTGCAAATAATGTAGCAAGAGTCAGAAACATGACTGCAGAACAACTTATGGAGTACTTGACGCCTAAAGAGAAAAAGATTTATCAAGGTACTCCCGGAATGGCTTTGCTTGATGAAAAAGGAAATATTATAGGAAAGCAAGTTCCTTTTAAAAAAGAAGCTCCAGTTAAACCAACATACGACATTAAAATTATCGGTGAAAAAGGGTCTGAACAAGTTTTGTCCTTTAAGGACGGAAAGTTAATAAACACTACGGACTATAAAGGGCCTAAAGAAGGGGAATCGGAAGAGGCTGCAAGAAGAAGAGTGCAAGCTGTTCCTGAGCTTGTTGCAAACATAACAAAAATTGAAGCTTTGTTAGATAAAGACGAAATTCCTGATGGGCTTTGGGCACAGATAACAAGAAACATAGGCGGTACAGAAGCTCTGGACGTTGAGTCTCAGTACCAACAACTTAAAAATTTCTTAGGTCTTGAGCAAATTGCTGTACTAAAAGAGCTAGGAGGAGGCAGTACAGGCTTGGGTGCTGTTTCTAACCTTGAACTTCAATCGCTTCAAAACTCTATTGCAACTTTAAATACCGTTATCGGCGAAGACTTGCAAAGAGAAGCGCTCACTAAAATTAAAAATCACCTAACTGTTTTAAAAAACCTAGCTCTAGGACAAGATTTTTCTTCTGCTGTTAATTGGGATACTCCTGAATACATTAGCCAAGGATTTTCTTCAGTGACTAAAGACAACAAAAGGGTCGTTTTCTTTACTGATCCAGTAAGCAACAATAAATTTGTTTTTGATGAAGAAAAACAGCAGTTTGTTCCGTTTTAAAAGGAAACCGTAATGTCTTATACTCAAGAAGAATTACTTTCGTTATATGCTGAGTCCAAAGGCAGCGACCCTGAAAAAGTAAAGGCGCTGTCTCCAAAGGTAGACACAGAAGAAAAAACGTCTATTGAAGACCTGTATGATATGGCTCAAGAACGTGTTGCTTCTATTAAGGTACAAAAACCAACTCCAGAAAAATCTTTTGTTGAAAGAGTTGTTGAAGGACCGTTGCAAAGATCAGGAGAGCGTTTGTCTGCTTTGGGTGGGAGGGTAATGGAAACAATGCGCCCTGAACAAGACCCGTTTGCTCCAGTAACTGAAGAGTATTTTAGAGGCAGAACAGATGTAGGTTCTGCTCTAATACAAGTAGTTGCTGAACCTGTATCAATATTTTTTGACTCTCTTGGAGAGGCGCTTGTTTTTGGTGCGGAAAAAGGAATAGGCGTCGTAGCTACTGATGAACAACAAAAACAGGCTTTACAGTACGTACAAGAGTTTATGCAGACGGAAGCAGGGCAAGCGTTTTCTGCCGCTTTACAGGCAGGAGCAGAAGGTCTTCAGGCGTTCCAAGAAAAGTATCCTAACGAAGCGGCAAATTTAAGGGCAATTACAGATCTAACTGGTGCGGGTTTGTTTACAAAAATAGGAAAAGAGATTGATCTACTTTCTTTGCCTAAAACACCAGAGCCTGCCCCTAAAGAACCTTTTAAACTATCAAAAATCGGTCTAAGAAAAGTAGACGAGCCTCTTGCTGGAGATGACAAGGATCTTTGGAATCTTGCCTACAACACAGGAATTAAGACGGACGAACAGCTAAATTTATTAACGGAAGCTCAAGGACCTTTGAGAACTAACAGGCAGTTAGTTACTCAAGAACAACTTGATGTTGTTGACGAACTTAAAAAAGCTGGTGTTACTGGGTCAATGAATCCCATAACAGCCAACTTACAAATAAACAAACAACTTGATGCTTTAGAAAATGTTCTTATACAAATGTCAAAAGCGTCTGATGCTTTCTTAAACATACAGCCTAATGCTGTTTTAAACAGAGCAAAACAAAAGTTTTCTGCGGCTGTACAAGATCTTCCTGCAACGATGAATAACGCTCAGGCAGGCCGTTTGGTAAATGAATATATGAATCAATTTAACGCTTTTGTTAAAAAACGTGGAAATACTGCTGAAGGTTTAAGAGAAGCAAGAAAAGACTTTGATTATTGGTTAGAAAAGCAGGGTGTTTCTTTAGGCGAAGCCGATTTAACAATGAAGGGTCAGGCCGGACGAATAATAAGAGAGTCCGTTAATGAAACAATAGCTGAAGTGGTTCCTGAGTCCAGCGAACTGCTTTCCAGAATGAACAGGCTGTTGAATATAAAACCAACTGTTGCTAATAAGGCAAGAAGCACAGCAACAAACGCTGTTGGAAGGTATCTTCAATGGTCGGGTTTTGACGTTATGAAGGGAAGATCTGCTCTGTCACAAACCCATAATACTCCAGTGGCTTTAGGTTTTGCTGCTTTTGGTTCTCCTTTTTACTTAATAGGAAAACTAGCAAAAACAAGGTATGGGGGCAAAGGAAGGGCTTCTTTTTCTTATGCTATGAGGGACTTCTTTAAAGCAATAGACAAAAAAATAAAGACAGCTTCTCCAGAAGAAATAAAGGCTTGGAAAGCAGATCAAAAGATTGTTTATGCTGCTGTTCGTGAGGCAGTTCAGTCTTTAGAAGAGCAGTACGACAGAGAACAGGAAGAAAAAAAGGGGACCGAAGTCCCCTAAGTTTACAACTCGCAGTTGTTGCCGGTGCAGGCTAACTGCTGAGACCCTTCCGTCATGTCAGAGTTTTCTGAGATTGCCCAGTCGATGGACTCAGGAAACTCCTTCTTCAGCTTCTCATAGGTCTCTAAGTCTATGGGTTCGTAAGGGGCCTGTTGGTACGTATGTTCGGAATAAGGCAGGAACGAGATTCCGCTTATCTTGTCGAACTTGTTGTACAACCATTGGCCTACCTCAAGAAACTCATTATCACGGTAGTAACACGTCATGGACGGCTTGTGTTCACACCAGTGATCCTGATAGATCTCCCATAGCTCAAGTTGTTCCATAGCACCCATCTCAGAGGCCACCACAGCCCCGTCAGGAGACTTTATGGGGAAGGAGAATACCTTGGTAGTGGGTGACATTACGTCGTCCTCTACAGGCACTCCTGCGGCCTCTAAGACTTGACAGAGGGGGTCTCTTGAGTCCGCTCTGACTCTTCTAATGTACTGATCTGAGTATCTAGGATGGATACCAGAAGCAGAATCAACAAGCTGAGAAACAGTACCGGAAGGCTTAACAGCAGTAATAGCGGTAGAAACATTAATACCAAGGCGTTTCGCCCATTCTGCATTAGCTTTAATCGCTTCTTCTTTGAGTTCAGTAAGCCAAGTCTTGAGTACACCTTTGTCTCTCCTTCCTGATAGAGTTGGATGATCCATGATACCCGTCAACGACACACCAAGTAGTGCTTCTTCTTCGGTGTTGTTCTTCCACACCTTGCGTAGATAACGAAAGTCCGTTAGGGTAGCCTGAAGAGTCCCAAGGATAGCTGCAACACGTACTTTTCGTTTGAGGTCTGACAACGTATCGGTTGACCGGACAACAACTTCCGATAGATTACAGAACTGGTAAGGTCGGAGGATGATTTCGCTACATGGATTAGTTCCAAAATCATAGGTAGCATCTCGTCGCTCGTTCTTTGCAGCTTGTTTTTGACTTGCGACTCTAGAGAACATAC